ATCGGGTTCCGTTTACTCTGTTACGGAACGAATCCCGTACGATGTTGCTGCATGCAAACCGACAACGTGCGTTTGCGTGTTATCAGATCCATCCGAATACCGTGATTCTTAATTTGGACGGAGACGACTATCTGGCCCATCCGCAAGTGGTGGATCTGTACGCTGATCTGTATAAGGCGCTGCCACAAGCCAAGATCATATACGGTCAGTATCGATTTCATGGAACTGACCGTGTTGGTCATTGCGCGGCCTACTCTATCGAAGTGAAGGAGACGCGAGACTACCGGAAGCACCCTTGGCTTATGTCGCACATGCGGACGTTCCGTTATGGGCTATGGCAGAATATGCGACCGGAGACTTTCACCTTCCTGGCGGAAGATCAGGCTACGATGTATGAAATGGCTGAGCAGTGTGAACCAGAAGAGGTGGTGTTTAACCCCAATGTAACATATGTATATGATGCCTATGATTGGGGATCCGATTATCACCATCTCCAGAAGAGCGAAGAGCGTATTCGGGCGTTTCCTAAGAGGCCACTATGAGAACCTTAGAGATAACCACGCAAATTGGCTGCTCCAATGGTTGCTCCTATTGCCCGCAGGAGCAGCTGATGTTGAACTACGAAGGGGAAAGAGTTCTTTCTCTTGAAAACTTTGTTGCGGCCTTAGACAAAGTTCCTCCGGATGTTCAGATTGACTTTTCGGGGATGTGCGAACCCTTTCTGAATCCCGAAGCGGCCGACATGATGGTTCACACAGGGCAGCAGCGTCGAACGATGGTTCTGTATACCACGTTGGTTGGTCTACGAGAGCGGGACGTAATGATGCTTCGGGATCTGGAATTCCGGGAAATCGTAGTCCATGTTCCTGGTGGAACGACCTTTGTTTACGATGAGCAACGTTGGTTGGATTTAAACGAACTCTTTCGGAAGGGAACGAGGCTTACCCCAACCTATTATGTGAGCGTTGGACAACCTAACCTGCGAATCCGAGAGCGGCTCCTCAATTCGTATCCGGAAGATCGTTGGATCGAAGACAGTATGATCTCACGAGCGGGAACCAATCCCCTGTTGCCAGTAACTCTTCGGGAGGGGGGAATCCGTTGTTCCTACGCCTCTTTACGCTTCGACCAAAACGTTCTTTTGCCCAACGGCGACGTTATTCTATGCTGTATGGATTACGGCCGGAGACACGTTCTGGGAAATCTATTTTCCCAGACCTATTCTGAAATATACGAAGGCCCCATCAAGAATGCGGTGAGACAAGCGTGTTTGTATGGTGGCTTGGTAATTTGTCGTCACTGCGAAAGGGCCGTAAAACTATGACAGATCCCTTGCACATAACGGTTGTAACTCTCACCCACAACTCCAGTCACGTTCTTCCTCGGTTTCTTAGAGGGTTGAAGAATGGTGGTCACACCAACTTCGACTTGGTTGTTGTAGACAATCACAGTTCGCCCAATCATGTGGGTGCTATGAACATTTTGTTGGGCGAATTTTCCTCCAATGTTGCGCCAGTAACAATGGTCTGGAACGATCGGAACCTGTTTTGGGTTCCAGTAGAAGGAACGGACGGGTACGGAAATTCTATGAACGGGGGTCTCACCTTGGCGGGGGGTCCTTACATCATAGGAATGAATCCCGATTGTTACGGCGACGTTCAGGAAGGTTGGATGGCCCGAGCACTTCGTTGCTATCGGGAGAACGAACCCCTTATCGGAGTAATGGGAGCGGTCTTGACCGGAGACGATGCACTGATCGATCACGCAGGGGGAATCGGCCATTCGAATCATCTGAACCAGTGTGAGCGATGGACAGATCAGTTTCCGGAAATGAGAAGTGTGGAATGGAACACTGGGGCGTTTCACTTTTACTCGAAGGACCTTCTGGAACAGATCGGGTACATGAAGATAGGCCATCCATATATGGCCAGCGATCGTTGGATTTGCGCGGAGGCCGAGAGACTTGGGAGGAAAAACTTCTGTTGTTCGATACGTCTCATTCATGTGCAGGGACAGAGCACCGAAGGAAGGAGCAGGTTCGATGGGCCTCCGCCTACTCTTTAAAGTTATTCCGTTTTTGTTGATGTCGATAACGTTGCGTGCCGGGCAAGTTACCGTTAACGACAGTACGGAATTGGTTACTCTGGGAGATTCGATTCGGTGGGAACCTGTTGTTATCTTCGTTTGTGGTGAACCTCGAGATACGGTATACATGCCGTGTTATAGTATCCCCTATATTCGGGAGGAGGTGATCCAGAAGATGGCCCGATGCGGTGGCGGTAAGAAAGGTAGCGGAGGCGGGAAGCCCAAACCTCCGAAGAAGTAATTTGATTCATCGCGGGGTGGGGGAGTCTTGTGGGTGGGAGTAAGGTCACGGTTCTCCTTGGGCCTCGTCCCCCGCTCCGCGAAAAAATTTAACAGGGATTTATTCCATGGAACCAGTGCTTGAACCCACCATTATTCAACGCCTTCTTGAAGGAGGTGTGATAGTAGTATTTGCTACCTTTGTCGTATTTGGTATCTTCGCCTGGGTCGTCAGGCCTCTCGTGAACCGAAAAACAAATGATGCCAATGTCGTAGCTCAGACTCTGGTTGAGGCCTTTCAAAAGACGTCCGAAGAACAAGTGAATCTTATGCGGCAGCAGATCGCTACCCTCGAACGATTACATTTCGAGACAGCGGCCATGCATTCCGAATTTAGTGGGTGGACGACAGAAGCACGTGGTTGTCACAACCGAACAGAAACCAACGTTACTTTGGTTCTGGAAAAAGTCAAGTCCATAGACAGCAAAGTAAAATAATGGTTGCCTTTCCAAAAAGTAATTATGACTTGACAGATAGCCTGTTTCAGGACGAGCGGTATTTTATCGAGACGCTTCTTGACATTCGGTCTGAATCCGGGGGTATGGTTCCGTTTCTTTTCAACAACGTACAGGAACTTTATTGGGAAAACAGAACCAAGCGCGATCTGATATTGAAGGCTCGTCGTCAGGGGTTTTCCTCTCTGAAATTAGGACAGGCGCTCGCTCGGGTGTGTACGCGAGAGGGGTATGTTGCTTTAATTGTAACGCACGAAGGCGAAAGTGCAAATGGTTTGTTTGAGCACTTAAAGATTATGTTCCACTCGATACCCAACGAACTACGACCTAAAGTTGGACTGAACAACAGAACGGAACTGACTTTTCCTGAATTGAACAGTCGGGTTAGTATAACGACGGCAGGAAAAAACATTACAGAAGCACAGAGCTTGGGTCGAAGCGGAGTGGTTCACTTTCTTCACTGTTCAGAGTATGCCTATTGGCCGTTGCCCACCGATTCGTGGGCAGCGTTGGAGCCGTGCGTTCCTATGTTGACGGGAGAGATCTCCATCGAAACAACGGCTAATGGATACAACGACTTCTTCGCGCGATGGAGAGAAGCAGCAACTGGATTGGGAGGATACAAACCTCATTTCTTTCCTTGGTATGGCGATTCAAAGTGCAGTCTTCCGTTGTTGAAGGGGGAAAAAGAAAGGTTGTTGGACCCAGAAAGTCCGGATTATCTTACGCGGGAAGAAAAGGCTCTGATAAAGAAGTACAATCTGACCCTGGAGCAAATTAAGTGGCGTCGCGTTAAGAGGGCCGCGATGTCTACGAGTCGCGCGAAGTTTCCGCAGGAATTTCCGGTTGACGATGTGGAAGCCTTTCTTCACAGCGGGAGACCCTTCTTCGATGTTAGGCGAATTCAGGCACGATTGGATTCTACTGAGAAGAAGCAGCCACTGAAGCATTGGTCCAACGGGACGGCTATACCTTTAGGTTGGAGAGTTTATACATTACCCGTTCCCGGAAGATCATACGTTGGTGGCGGCGATACGGCGGAAGGAATATCCGGTGGGGATTACGATGCTGGGGCAATTCTTGATAAGGAGACAGGTGAAGAGGTTGCCGTAATTCACAGCCGTTTTGGCCCTCGGATGTTTGCGCGTCAGATCGCCCATTCTATTCATATATACGGGGATGTTCTTTGGGGAATAGAGCGCAATAATCACGGTCATGCTGTGCTTCTCGCTCTGATGGAAGCGGAGCACGTTCCACAGCGTTATATCTATCATTACACTTCCTACGATGAAATTGCCCGAAAGAACGAAACTCGTCCTGGTTGGTCAACGGATGGAAAGAGTCGTCCTATTATGTTGGACGATCTTGCCGATGCGATATTAAATGGTTATGTTACTATTCATGACGTGATACAGTTGCGGGAATGTTTGACCTTCGTAGAGAAACCAAGTGGGAAGGTAGAAGCCCAGTCGGGTAGTAATGATGATTTGGTTCTCGCTTTGGCCATAGCCTGGCAATTGCGGAAGAAGAAACCTTTCAAACAAGTGGGATGGTAGGATGAAGATACGCAAGCACCCAAACTTCACCGCAAATTATAACCAATGGCAGTTCTATGAACTGGCCTACGACGGTGGGGATAAATATACTGCTACTAAAATCGGTGGTTCCTCCATTTCCAGAGGAGGAGAGTTGATGCTGTTTAACCACCGATTCGAATCGTCATCCGACTATGAATCACGGCGGAAGCGTTCGTACTATCTCAACTTTGTTAAGGCCATAGTCGAGACCTACACCAAGTACACAAATGGACGTGCTCTCCTGCGCACTGCAGTCGACTCTGCTCAGGAAGAACGTTATTCTTCCTTCGCTAAAAACTGTGATGGCGAAGGGACTGATCTGGCCGTATTCATGTCTCGAATTGCTTCTCTAACCCGTGTTTTTGGCCGCGTCGGTGTTCTTATACGGGGTCCCGAGGGCGGAAATGAACCTAAAATAATTACGGGGGTGGTATCCAACTCTCTTCTCCCTCGGCTCACCCTTATCAAGCCTACCCAGCTTTTGGACTGGTCGCGGGATCGAAACAGCGAATTCAACTGGGTATTCTTTTCCTATGAATGGAGCGACGATAAAAATCCCAACATTGAAAGGAAATCGGAGACTCGGTATCAGCTCTGGACTCGAGATTCCTTTAGCATATTCCGACGTGACAAGAACAAAAGCGAGGAAGAACCGCTAATTTTGGTAGAGGAAGGCGAAAATACTTGGGGTGTTGTGCCCTATGTGGAATTTTCTCACGGGAGAGCCTTGGGTGGTGAGGAACCCCCCAGTCTTATATCGGACATCTCCATCTTAGCTCGTTCGGTATACAATTGGTGTTCTCTGGTGGATACCATTATGTACGAACAAACCTTCTCCCAATTGGTGGTTGGAGCGGAGGAAACCGAAGTAAACAACCAGATCATGGGGGTGTCGAAGATATGGACGTATCCAAAGAATACACCGTTTCCTCCTCAGTACATCTCCCCGGATGCTTCTCAGGCCAAACTGATCATGGAATGGATCCATGTTGGGATACAGGAAATGTATCGTATGGCCACTCTCCCCTCTCGCGGCGCAAATCCTAATGAAGTGTACGCCACCGCATTAGGGAAGGAAATAGATTTCGAGGACACAAATGCTGCGTTATCCAGCGCTGCTTCTCTCATGGAAGAGGGGGAAATGAATCTCTCCGCTTCGGTATCCAAATTTATGGGGGTAAAGTCGGGGGAGGGTTTATGGAAAGCGCAATACCCCAAAGAATTTGATCCTCGAAGTTTTTCCGCTGAGTTGGCTGACGCAATGTCTTTGGAGGAATTACGTTTAGGTTCGCACTTCTCTTACCTAACAAAGATGAAGATAGCCGGACGTGCGCTCCCTGATGCGTCCACTTCTGATATGAAAACTATTGGGGAAGAGATAAAGTCTCTCCCTGAGTTATCCATTGTTTTGCCACCCCCTCACTCAACTCCCGAGGAGTAGAACAAAATGAGAACCCAAATCATTTTCCGCATTATGGTTGTGTTTCTGGTTGTTTTCGGCTTGTCGAATGCCATAGCGCAACCCAGCAACACCGGAGCGATAACGCCCATTGATGACAACGGAAATCCTGTTTCCGTTCAATACGGGTTGGATAAAGTAGCAAACAGATACCGCCCTCTTGGGCTTACGGGTGCGGTATTTGATTCCATGAAAGTTGATACCTTGATGGGAATCCCCGAAGAGGGAAGGGGAATGAAGTTATCGAATTCCAACACCGGAACCCAGTCGGGGTTTGTTATGAGAAACACCGATACCACTTCTACCTACATGATTCGACTCGTCCCTTCCTGCGGGTCACCAATTACTATGGCACCCGGTACGTCCTTTTGGGTACCGTTTCGTGCAGACTGTCTGTGGGTAGCTCCGATTAGTAATCCTCCTAAGTTTGAAGTGCATACTGGAGCAGTTCAATGATTAGAGTATTTTTACTTCTCTTTGTTCTTTTTCAGTCGGTGTCTTTTGCTCAAGACACTGATTGGGATTGGGCGCGAATTCGGTGGGGCGAAAACCCAACGAAGCGAACAGCGGGTAATATCATTTCCGATCCAGAACCGGCTCCAGTTAAGAGTCAAGTTAAACCGTTATTAGGGGACATATATTGGGATCAATATTCACCGTGGAACGAGGATTGTCCGACGGGGGTTGGTGGCACACGCTGTAGAGCGGGTTGTGTAGCCACAGCACTTGGGATGATTATGGAGTATTGGCAATATCCTGCCAGTGGTTTTGGATCGCATACCTACGCTTGGGATGGGGATAGTACGGGTGCGGGTGAGACTGAGGGACAGAACTTATCAGCAACCTTCTCGGATGAGTATGATTGGGAGGAGATACTCGGAAGATACAACATATGGGGAACAGGCGATTTAACAGCCATAGCCTCCGCTGACCAGAGAGCCGCCGTTGCAGAGTTGTGTTACGAAATTGGCGTAGCCATAGAAATGGACTATGGCACCATAAGGTCGTCCTCCTACGCAGGGGCGATGTGGGATAGTTTGGCGGGGAAAGTAATTAACAGACATTTTGGCTATGCAAGCGGAGCACGTCGTTTACTACGCAGTGATTATGACTCAACCGCTTGGTTTGAAATATTGCAAGCGCAGCTTAATTTGGGTCGTCCCATACTATATCGTATTAACGACCATGCAGTAGTATGTGATGGTTGGCGAGTCTATAACGGTAGAAACCAACTACATTTTAATTATGGGTTAGAGATAAATCATGCGGATCGGACGGGATGGTGGTATGTTAACAACCTTCCCGCCGACTCCATTCCAGAATTAAATCGGGCATTGGTTGGAATTCATCCTTCCACGTTGTTTGCACTTACGAAACCTGGTAGTGGTGCAACAATCTACGTTGCCAACGAGGACACGATCAAGTGGAGTACAGCTAATTTTGCGGGTCATGTGCGTATCGAGTGGGATCGGAATTACCCATCGGGGAATTGGGAACTCATCACGCAGAGCACTCCGAATAACGGGGTGTATCTGTGGAAACCCTCGGTGAGTGCAGATAGTGCTCGTATTCGGCTCATGAGTGCTGCCCATCATTTCTTGTGCGATACTTCTGCACCCTTCACGGTAGAGTTGTCAGACAGCGTAAAGTTTATCCCCTTTGCTGCAACGGCTTCACCTACGGCTGATGCCCACATTAGCAAGAATTACACTACTCGTAATTATGGTATCAGCACTGCTCTCTATGCGGGTGTTAACTCTGATACTATGCAGAGTCAGGTATATTTCCCATTGGCTTATGAAGACTGTTGTATCGTTATTACAGAGGGTTTATTTGGTGCAAGTGCTGTATCCGTAACAGATCCTACCAACGTGAGCGTGTTTAAGGCAGCATCAGATTGGGTGGAGGGCACCCAAATGGGAGCTATTGATACTGCTGGGGCTTGCTGGGACTGGAGAGGATGGTCAAAATTTGATTCATTGTCCGTGACTGGAGACACCATAGATCGCGGTCATAGTTTGTGGGATCGCCCAATGAATACGATGTGTAGTGGGAACGCAAATGATACAGTTGCAATTGCAAATGATACCAATCGGTACTCATGGACAATTACGTCCTTGGTGCAATCGCTTGTAAATGACCCCCTCACAAATTTCGGCCTTATTATTAAGAAGTCGGATTCTACGTCTAATCGGAGCGCGGCATTTAGCTCACGGCAGAATGTTCAACTGGCTAACTGGCCAAGTTTATCATATTCGGGTTACTACATAGTTGCCCTACACTCTGACTCTCAGCGTGTCTACTGGGACACGACGATGTATTTCTCGGAGGATGCCCACATTGCATCCTCTGCCCCTACCTCTGAATGGGGGGCGAGGGATTCAATTACTGTTGGGTACTCAACAACTGGCCCCGCACAGTACATAGGATTTTTCTATAATAGTTTTGCACTGTTGCATAACCGAGGAATTGTTATCAATGATGCAAAGTTTGGTGGCTATATTTTCAAGGTGGTCGGGACGCCCCTCATCGAAGTTCATGTCACA